AAAATATATTAAACACATTTAAGTTTTCTTACTTTGATGTATCTAAACAAGATGTACAAACTGAGGTCGTTGCTATCCTTATTCAAAAAATACATATGTTTAAAGAAGGTAAGGGAAAGGCATTTTCATATTTTTCTATTGTAGCAAAAAACTACCTTATCCTTAATAATAACTCAAATTATAAAAGATACAAAAAAACAGATTTGTTATCTCAGATGCCACAAACTTGGAATCCTGAAGATGATTTTCATCACAAACAACAAGGAGATGAGTTTAGTGAGTTTAAAGATTTAATGTTACAATATTGGGATAAGAATTTAACAAAAATATTTACTAAAAAAAGAGATATACAAATAGCTGATGCTATTTTAGAGTTATTTAGGAGAAGTCAATATATAGAAAACTTCAACAAAAAACACTTATACCTTCTTATTAGAGAAATGACTGATTGTAAAACCCACTATATTACAAAAGTGGTTAATACAATGAAAGTTCATCAAAAGAAAATGCTAAATGATTATTTAGATTATGGTGAAGTTAAAGATAGTCAGGACGAAGATGAGTTCTTTTCGTACTAACCATATACTTATTGGTATAAAAGGTTATAATTACTTCACTTAAATAAACACATATGGAATTGGAAGATATTTTCAAATCCAATGAATTCAAATCGTTACCACTTCGCAAACGAATTTGGATTAGAATAAAGGTTGCATTTTTTGGATTTTTAGAATTAATGTAATGAAAAATTGGACTTCGGTACGAGCAGTTTACCTACTCATGTCTCTCGTACTTTTAACCGCCGCACTTCTACAAAATTGGTGGTTGGTATTATTTGTAGTAACAATGTTGAAAATCGGTGTATGGACTAAATTCTGTCCATCTAAATTTTTATTTGAAAAGTTAGGATTAAAAAAATCTGAACTTTAAAAAATAATTATGAATCGTTTTGCTAAAATATGTTTAGGCATAGCAGGTGCTATCATGCTCACTTTCTTTATTGTACAAACTTGTATTGTATTTAGATGGTGTGAACCCACCTACTTTCTTGCTGAATTTGGATATGGCTGTGTTATCGCTTTCATGCCACCATTCTTCTATGTAGTATATGATTTCATTCGTACTACAAAATTAAAAGAAGCAAATATTGATTTACAATTAAATGCTATTGATAAATCTAATTTGGTGGTTATGTTGGATATGGATGGATACATCTTATCAGCAAACAAAAAGTTTTGTAACACAATGATGTGTACCGAAAAGGAACTAAAGTACAAACAACATAAAAGAATGGTCTCAAAAGAATATGCTGATAGTTTAGAGTATCACGAATTTTGGGAAAGGTTAAAGAGAGGTGAAAGTATTACTGGTGAATTTGAAAGAATTGCAAAGGATGGTACATCTCGTTGGTTATTTGGTAACTACACTCCCATCCAAAGTTCAGATGGTAGTTACAACAAAGTTCTAAAGATAGCAACTGATATTACACTTCAACACGAATCCGAAGTGTTGGTAAATCAGAAAAACTCTTACTTAGAACACGCTGCGAAGATTCTCCGACATGATATGCATAGTGGTATCAACACATATATGCCAAGAGGATTATCATCATTACAAAGAAGATTATCTGAAGAAAAAATTAAAGAGTTAAAAATTGATGCTCCACTAAGGATGTTAGCAGAAGGATTGAAACACACACAAAAAGTTTATGCTGGTGTTAAGGAGTTTACAAACTTAGTTAAGGAAGATGCGCAATTAGATATGAAGGAATGTAACTTATCAGAAATACTGAGAAATTACTTATCCTCTACATCTTATGTTTCACAAGTTAAAATAGATAGGTTACCATTCACTCAAGTAAACGAACCACTCTTTTGTACTGCAATAGATAACTTAATCAGAAATGGATTAAAGTATAATGATAGTAGTACAAAGATGGTTAAAATTTATATGGAAAATGATTCTACAATTTGTGTGGAAGATAATGGTAGAGGTATTACTAATGAAGAGTTCATTGAGTTATCTAAACCATATACAAGAAAAGAAGGACAAAAGGAAGGAGGTTCAGGATTGGGATTAAACATTTGTATCGCAATTCTGAATGAACATGGTTTTAAGATAACTGCAGAGAAGTTAGACTCTGGTACAAAATTAAAAATTAAATTAAAATGAACACAATGATTAACTCAATCTTGTTAGTGGATGATGAGGACTTATTCCACTTGGTATTTGAAGATGCTTGTAGTATCTTAGATATCACTCTATCTTTAGAGGCACTAAATTCATCTGATGAAGCAGATGAAAAATTCAAACAATGGTTTCCAGAAAACCCAGCAGATGAAAGACCCGAATGTGTATTCGTTGATTTGAATATTATCGGTTCTTCATATGATGGTATTGAACTTATTCGTAAAATCAACTTTGAATATGGTAACGGATGTGTAATTGGTATTATCTCATCTTCGGATGATAATCAAGAAATTGAAAAAGCAAAAGAGGCGGGTGCACAATTTTGGATTATTAAATCCGATGATATTGAACCTCGATTAGAAGAATTCAGAAAAGATTATGAAGGATATCTAAACCGAACTGCTCCATTCAAAATTTATAAATAAGTTTTATAATGATTGAGGTTACGAAACATACCAGAGATATCCTATTGGGTGTTGCTAAGAAAAGGAAAGTTTATGTTGAGGGAAACTTTCTTAAACTCTTAAAAGCACCTGATGGGGATACCGAGTTTGAAGAATATCTTAAAATATGTAAGGAGAAAGATTCTACTGCTCGTAGAAAAAGATTACAAGTAACTAAGCAAGTTCAACAACAAAACAAAGAGTTGGTTGATAAACAAAAGGAAACTGATGAATTGATGATAGAACTTCAACAGGCATTAGAATCTGCAAAAGAATCTGAAGAGGAAGCAAATCAATTAAGACAAGAAGCCGAAAAAGGAATGGGTAAAGCATTAGAAGATTTGGAACTAATGCAAAAGAAAACACAATTTGAGTTAATCAGTACAATTGTTAAAGTAGCACTTTATGTGATTATAGGAGTTGGTGTTCTCACAACTGCTATGTATGGGCTAGCATTGATTTCTGGTACTGATACACAAATCATAGGTTCTACTTGGAGTAATATGTTTGGTATTCTCCTAACTAACGCATTCTCAATCGTTGGTACGATTATGGGTGTAAAGTACGCAACTGAAAAAGAATAAAGATGAGTCCTCAAATCATAGATAAAGTTAGTGTGGAAACTTACTATGATGTATTATCCATACCATTTGATAGGGAAGTATCAGAACCACATCATATCAGTTCTATCGTAGATTTTAAGACCCTAAGAGAAGATACACAAAACTTTTTATTAAAACTACCCATCGTTCAGTTCACAGGTAATTTTAAGGCAGGTGGTTTGGATTCTAAACAACGATTGTATCTAATGAGTAGTATGAATGATATCTTCTTCGTAGACACCCTTAAAACGAATTATGCTAAGTGTGTAACCAAACTGATTAATGTTCCCGATTTAAGTGGAAAGGAAGTTATTGAAAGAACCGATGAGCATAGAAGTATTAAACGAATTAGAAAATCCGAAAGTTATGAAGTTACCTATAATGAGGTGGATTATGTAATTGAAATTACCGAAGAAGGTAGTGGAACATTTACCAGTATTATGTATGGTGATAACTTTGTAATGGATTATATGTTAGAGAAAGATATATTGGAATATTTTTATAAGAATAAGTAATTGTTTTTGTTTGATTTAGTATAATATACTTATTGGTATATAATAATAAATTATGGCAAAAATAATTACATCTAATCGTTTTGGAACTTCTAAAAAGAAGAGACCAGGAATTCACTCTAAGTGTAAGACCTCAAAATCTAAAAATAGTAGAAATTACAAAAAGACATATAGAGGGCAGGGCAGATAATCCTACACTTTTTTGTTTATTGATATTTATATATTGAAGATAATATTGATAAACTAATTATGGCAACAGATTTCGAATTATTCCCAGGCAAAAACCTTAGTGGGTTGTTTGAGGATATCTATAATAACCAAATCAACAAAAAGAAACACATTTCTGAAGTAATTTATGAAATGAGAAAAATGATTTCTCATAAAGGTGATATGGGAATCATAGGACCAATTATAAAAGATTTAATAGATACTTCAGTTCGTAACGATGACCAATTGGTTAAGTTAGCAACTATTGCACAAAGAATTATTGCATCAAATCAAAAATCAGAAGGAGATACTGGATACCTTACCGATGCAGAAAGAGAACAATTACTTTCAGAGATTGAACAAGTTCAAGATGAGGTTAGTAGGGTAGATGATTTACAAAATGAAATAGAGGAAGTAAAACAAAAAATGAAACAGTAATGTTTGGAGATAGAAATCGTAATGTACAATCCAATCAAAGTATAGGTAGCCGTTATAGAGAAAAGAGCTCTATGGGTACTGTATATAAAGTTATTTTGGATACCAATGATGATATACTTTCTGATTTAGAACTAGAAGAACCTTTAAAGAGTAAGTACATAGGTGCTATACAATTTAGAGCGAATGGTACTGAAAGTAAAACAGATGAGGGTTTAACATTAGCTCTACCCAAAAATAAAACAAATGTTTCTTTACCAACTGTAAATGAAACTGTTATTATCTTAAATTCTCCAGGTGGTGGTTTTATGTATGAACGAGTAATCGGTTCATCATTACCAAACGTAAACACAAGTTTGGATGAAATAGATTCAACTAAGAAAAAAGAAAAAGGTGCAGAATCAAACACCGCATCTAATTATAGTAATGTACAAGCAACTGGAATAGCTAGAACACAATCTTCCAATACTGGAGCTGATATTTCTACGCTTGGTGAATACTTTACACCAGATGGCACTATCCATAAACTTAAATTATATGAGGGTGATAACTTAATAGAAAGTAGATTTGGACAATCTATTAGATTTAGTGGATATAATAATCCTGATAATATTTTTTCTCCAAGTATTATAATTAGAAACGGTGAAAATGGTGAATCTTTAACAAAAGATATTGGGGCATCTACGGAAGAGAATATTAATGATGATGGTAATATTATATTTTTAGGTAGTGGTGATAGGTTATTGGAATACACCTTACCAACTGAAAACGAATATCCATCATTTTTTAACTACCCATCTGAATTAAAAGGAAATCAAATATTACTTAATTCGGATAGAATAATATTATCAGCAAAATCAGCGGAAATGATTTTTTCAGCAAAAAAAGATGTAGGTTTTATAACTGATGGTCAATTTTCAATTGATGCAACCGCTGGTATCAATATAACTACCGATGATAACATATATGTTGATACACAAAATAGAGATATAAACTTAGATATTGGTAATGGTTCTATTATGTTAGGAACTGATGGTGAATTGGAGGCAGCTCCAAAGGGTGAAACTTTAGTTGAACTATTGGGTGAAATGATTGATTTAATTACACAACAAATATACTTAACACCATCTGGACCAACTTCACCTGGCCCAACTAATGTAGCTCAATTTACAACACTAAAAGGTAAATTAAATTCAATGTTAAGTAACAATGTACAGCTAAAGTAATATGGCATTAGATAGAAAACAAATTGGTAATATATCAAACGTTACTGGGAAGGCTGGTAATGTTGTTAAATCGGTGGTACCTGAAATACCTCAAGTGCCCACATTACCGAAAGTACCATCTGCTCCAGAATTACCTGCATTACCTAAAGTTAGATTACCTAAACTTCCACCTATTCCTAAATTTAGAAAGAAAAAGGTGGCAGAAAATCCTAAATTAAAGAAAGGATTACCAAAATTACCAACACCACCTAATTTACCTCCTATTCCAGAGTTACCTAAAGTACCAAATGTTCCTACATTGGATGTTCCTAAAATACCTAACATAGAACTACCTAAAGTACCTGAAGTAAAAATTCCTAATATCAATTTACCAAATCCAACAGATTTACTAAAACGATAAAAGATGTCTTGGGGATTATTTAAAAAAAATGTATTAAGAAAAACAAATCCAAATAGAAACCCTACTTTAGATATAAATAAAGTTGCAACTATTTGGGCGGATGAGTATGATGCCGCTGTAAAAAGAGGAAAGGATTTTATTAATTTAGAATCTATACAAGTTGGTAATAAGGAAATAATGAAAAATCTTTTTAGAGTAGCATTACTAAAAGGATTATCTACACCACCGGGTGTAAACTTTTCATTACCCAATGAATTTGGTAATGGTGTAAAGGCATATTGGGCTGGAGCAACAATGAACCCATTTCCCATACCACTTATTCCAGCACCAGGTTCAATTCAAAATTTAGTAGTAAATTCAAATATTGTAACTAATGTAGGAGTATGGCCGTTATACCCACCATTAAAACCTGCTAAAAAGCAAGAGATAATAGTAAATATGTTTATATTAGCAGCAATTGTACATTTGTTTTCTATTGGTGGTGTAATTCAAACAACATCATTATATCCCGCTGCTCCATCTCCTATTCCATCTCCAGGTATTATACCTTGGACCGGATATTTAATACCACCAGTAATACCAACTCCAAATATTAATTTCCCATCTGAGGATGGTACTGAACCACCAGTAATTGAACAACCTGATAACTCCTCTATAAGTGAAGTAGGTCCTACTCAAAAGTATGAATTACCTGATAGTGATGATGGTACTGGATTGGATGATGGTACTGGATTGGGTGATGGTACTGGATTGGGTGATGGTACTGGATTGGGTGATGGTATAACTGGAGATAACTCTTTTGAAGATATGGTAAATTCATCTTTAGGTGATGATGTTAATGATATTGGTGATGGTAATAACATTAACAAACAAATAGAAGAATTTAAAAAACAATTGGTAGCAATACGACCTGATTGTATTAAAAATTAAAAAAACCTAAATCAAATATTTATATACAAAGGAAAACATTATAACAATGAATACTGATAAATTAGTTAAAGCAATACAAATTATAGTTAAGGAAGAAATAAAAACAATTCTTCCTAAACTTGTTAAAGAGGGTGTTAAGCGAGAAATGGCTAAGTTGTTGAATGAAAACAAAAAACTTAAAGAAGCTGTTACACCAAAACAACCAACATTTATGGATGAAAATGTTGTTGAACAACCAGTTCAATCACAAAAGGTATTAAGTAAAAATCCAATATTAAATGAGGTATTACAACAAACTCAACCATTTAATGGTACTCAACATACACAAACACCATCTTACGCTGGGGCACCTATGGAAGTATCAAATGGAACTATGAATTTTGATTCAACATCAACACATACATTGGGAGCACAAAGTATCCAACAAAATATGGGTTACACAAAACAACCAGTTCAAACTGGAAACGCTGGAATGGATAAATTATTGAATAAAGATTATTCACAAATATTAAAAGCAGTGGAACAAAAGAAAGGTCCTTGGAGACCAGGAATGTAATATAAATTATGGCAGTTGAGTTAGGGAGAAAAATTGTTAAAGATACCAAAGAATTTGCAAATTATGCAATTGGTATCACCTTACCATTAACATTTGGTGAGAACACATTTGAACAGTCTTTTCTAACCAAAGACCAAGTTAAATCAAATATTAAAAATCTTCTACTTACTAAAAGGGGTGAACGTATTTTACAACCTGAATTTGGTAGTGGTTTACAATCATTATTGTTTGAACCAAATGTAGATGATTTGGAAGGTAGAATTGAAGATACTATAAACGAAAGTTTAGAACAATGGTTACCTTACGTTACAGCAGAAGAAATTAATATTGAATCAACTGATGAGTTAAGGGATAATAATAAATTAAACGTTTCAATTAAATTTAGAATAGGAGATGATATTAATTTAGAAACTTTAACATTCACAATTCAGGGATAATAAGATATGGCAATTACAAAAACAACAAAGAATTTTAAAAATAGGGGTAAAGATATAAAATACCTCAATAAAGATTTTGCCGAATTTAGAGGTAACTTAATTGAGTTTGCTAAAACATATTTCCCACAAACCTATTCTGACTTCAATGAATCATCACCGGGTATGATGTTTATTGAAATGGCATCTTACATAGGTGATTCACTATCTTACTATGTTGATGATACTCTTAAAGAATCCTTAATGGTTCATGCGGATGATATTGAAAATGTAATATCACTCGCTCAATATTTAGGATACAAACCAAAAGTATCATCACCTTCTGTAACAACTCTTTCAGTTTATCAATTAGTTCCTTCAACTGGAACTGGTGCAAATAATACATTTGATGAAACATATCTTTTAAAAATTAAAGAGGGTATGGTATTAGAATCATCAAATGGTGTATCATTTATTACACAAGATGTTGTTGATTTTTCGGATTCAATTGATAGAGAAATTACAATATATCAAACGGATTCTGTTAGTGGTGAAACTTCATTTTACTTAGTAAAAAAATTAGTTAAAGTTATTTCTGCCGAAATACAAGAACAAGAATTTACATTTGGTGCTTTTCAACCATTTCAAAGTATTAGTCTAACTGATACAAATATAATTGATATCTATGATGTTAGAGATTCAAATGGAAATAAATTCTATGAAGTTCCTTATTTAGCCCAAGAGTTAGTATTTGTTGATTATCCAAATACTGAATCAAATGACCCGGACCTTTTTCAATTTAAATCAACAGTACCTTATGTTTTAAATACACTTAAAACATCTCGTAGATTTGTAAAACAAATAAATCCGGATAGTACAACAACTATACAATTTGGTGCAGGAGACCCAACTGCTAATGATGAAACGATTATACCTAATTTAAAAAATGTTGGATTGGGATTACCTAATTCTATTTCAAAATTAGAAGAATCGTTTGACCCAACTAACTTTTTGAAAACTAAAACATATGGGACATCACCATCTAATACAACTATAACTGTAAAGTATTTAGTTGGTGGTGGTGTAGAATCAAATGTTAAAAAGGGAACAATTACTCAAATTAGAAATACCGAATTTGAAGAAGATACAACATTATTTACACCAACTCAATTAGCTATATATAATTCAGCTAAAAACTCCATTGCAGTAGATAATGAAGTTCCTGCAACTGGTGGTAAGGGTGGTGATACAATTGAAGAAATTAGACAGAACGCTTTAGCAAACTTTGGTTCTCAGAATAGAGCAGTAACCGCTAAGGATTATGAAATACGAACATTATCAATGCCAACAAAATTTGGTTCTGTTGCAAAGGCATATGCTACCGCTGATGGTACATTAGATAACAACTCTCCATCTTCTATATTAAGTTCACCACAAGCTCTTAATGAGTTTACCGAATTGGTAATGAGTTTTGTTGAAAAGCCGGATAACCAAGAACCAAATAGGGGAAGTGTTAAGCAAGAAATACAAAAATATCTAAGTGGTAAGACTTCTAATGATAATGAAAAAAATAATCCGTTCGCTATTAATCTTTATTTATTGGGATATGATTCGGATAAAAAATTAACAAATCTGAATAGAGCGGTAAAGGAAAATTTAAAAACATATTTATCGGAATACAAAATCCTAACCGATGGTGTTAACATTAATGATGGGTTTATAATTAATATTGGTGTTGAGTTTGAAGTTATTACTTTAAAGAATTACAATAAAAGTGAAGTATTATCTAATTGTATAACTGAACTGCAGAATTATTTTAATATTGATAATTGGACATTTAATAATACTATTAATCTTTCGGAGTTAGAATTGATTGTAGCAAATGTTGATGGAGTAAGTTCAGTTCCAAAATTAAAAATTGTAAATAAATGTGGTGGCCAATACACATCAAACTCATATAATATAGAAGCGGCGATTAAAGATAAGATTTTATATCCATCTTTAGACCCATCGGTTTTCGAAGTTAAATTTCCAAATACGGATATTAAAGGGAGAGCAAGATAATGGCATACTATTTCCTAACAGCATCAAAAGATGCATCGGTGTACTTACAACAACCTGACCAAAATGCTGGTTTAGATGAGGTATTAGAGGTTAGTAAGGTTTACTATGGTAACATTAAAGATGTATCCAGAACACTACTTAAATTTGATGTAACTGGATTATCATCAAGCTTATCCGATGGCTCGGTAAAATTAACCGATGCAACTCTTATATTAAAAGAAACTGAATCAGAAGAACTTCCGTTGGAATTCACATTAGAAGCATATCCAATTTCACAAAGTTGGGAAATGGGTAATGGTACTCGATTCGATGATATAACAACATCTGGTGTAACTTGGAATAATAGAGAGGGTGATTCTACTTTAAGATGGTTAGAAACTTCTGAGTTTTCGGATGTGTCTACCGGCTCATATGAAGGTAAGGGTGGTACATTTTATTACGAATCATCATCTTTACAAAACTTTGAGTATAAGACCACCGATGTTTATATGGATATCAAAGATATTATGATTGACTGGATTAGTGGTTCTATACCAAATGATGGTATTATAGTAAAGTTACCTTTTGAAAAAGAAAACGACTCAAATGATTATGGTATTTTGAAATTCTTTAGTAAAGAAACCAATACAATCCACCAACCTAAAGTTAGAATAGGGTGGGATGATTCGATATTCACAACGGGTTCATTAACAGAATTAGATTCGGAGGAAATTAAAGTTGGAATTAGAAATTTCAAAAAAGAATACAAAGTAAACACAACTCCAAAATTAAGAGTAATTGGTAGAGATTTGTATCCTTTAAAAACATTTTCATCAACTGCACAATATGGTATTAGTAAATTTTTACCAACAACATCGTATTATCAAATATCCGATTATCATTCAGGTGAAGTAATAGTTCCATTTTCAGATTATACAAAATTAAGTTGTGATTCCGATGGAAATTACTTAAAACTAAATTTATCTAATTGGGAAGTTGATAGGGTGTATATTATAGAATTTAAGGTTAGTATCAATGGAACTGATTATTTCTTTGATGATGATTATACATTTAGCGTAATTTCGTAAACTTATGTTTAACAAAAAAGATAAAAGAGAAAAACAACTGCGAGAAGCTATAAAACGTGGACGTGATGAGATGGGTAATGAAAAAGAACCTATGAATCGTGGACTTGGTAGAGAAGAGTTTGTCAAAAAACTTAAAGAAGGTGGTTCTCTTAATCTTCCTAAAAGAAACGAACGTGGTGTGCGTATT